ATCAGCGGTGGCGGTCGGGGTGAACGAGGCTGCCTGAAAAATGCGTTTTGCCATTTCAATTACTCCTTACTGGGGGTTTGGTTTAAGGGTTTAACAACACGATCGGTGATTCTGCTGATTTCTCGGCCTGCCTCAGTACGGCCTCGGCCAATTGCTCGAACGGTACATGCACATAGTCGGCCTGCGCCGTGGCCATCGCGCACACGTCGCAGAGGTAATGGTCGCACTTCGAACAATATGTCCGGTCACGGGTTCTCAGAGGATTCTTGACCACAGTGCATTTGCAATGCGCGCAGGTCAGCGTCGCCGCCTCGAACACGCGGCCCTCGCCGCAGTGGCGCGGGTCGTAGCCAGACTGGCGTGCGACATCAGCGGGAAGCCCCGGACTGGCGCTGTGATCTACAATCAGATAGCCCTCATGCCGCTTTAAGCTGGACATACTTCCTCCTACAGTAAGATTTGTGACATTAGTACGGGGCCACCACCTGCTGCTTTGAGTGCTACCACAACCCCAGCGCCTTTTTCTCCAGCACTATTATCGTGTGACCATTGCGCGGTATAGGTAGTCTGTATTGATCCCGGCAACCAATAACCTGCATCCATTCCAGTTGGGTTAGCGGAATTGTTCTGCCGATACTTGTTCGTCCAACTGGCAGGACTGCCAAAAGTAATAGCGGTGTCAAGGCCGGTGATTGAAGCCACGCCGACAAGCAAATCACCGGCATCGGTTGTGGTGATTGGGCCGCCACTCACATCTGTTCCGGAGGTATCGATTTCTGAATTTACGTCCCACGTGTCCTCGGCCGAGGATGTGGCAACTCCTGAAAACTCCATTAATCCGAGTGTGTAATAACGGTTGGAACCTCCAGAAGTACCGGCCATGTTAAAAGCAACGGTCCTTGATCCACCCGTAATGTTGACGGCATGGGCAACAATTCCACGAGACATATCAGTTGCCGAGTATGTCGCCGGACCTTCACGGCTAGTGAATGTGTTACCGCCATCAGTCGTGGAGGATAAGGTCCACGTATTGTTACCGTCGTATATGGATGCGACACCAACTAGAGCGTTTCCTCCGGTCGTTCCGGCAAGCGTGATGCTCGGCGCTGTTGTGCTCGAAGCACTTACGTCTACCTGTGTCGCGGATTGGACAAAGGCGATGGTCATAGCCACTCCACCTTGACGCCAGCGGTAAATGGCGACAACGCATCCACTTCGACACGGATACGGTCTTTGTCCTTGTCAACGGGCCAACGAAGCCCAATCGTCAGTGGGGCTCCCGGCGTGCCGTCCTTGTAAAACCCTTCCCCACCGCTTTCATCCCCGCTCGCCAGTAATTGCAACACACCGTTGCGCTCGCGCTCATAAACACGCCAAGTAAACAACGGACCTACCGGCCATGAGAATCTGGTCAGGGTCAGTGTCGCGCCATTGGCCCTTGTTGGTGTGTCGATCTCGAACGCCGATAAACCAACCGGGATAACGGCACTGGGGATATTGATGCTGGACATCAGTTCATCCCCATCCGCTTGGCGGCGATCAACAGGTGGCGCTTAACCGTTGCCAAACGGCACTTGCGCGTGATGGTTCGCAGTGCTTTTCCACCAACCATCACGGTTACCAGCACGCGGCCATCATTAAGCAGGAGTTCACACATCAGCGCATCCCTTAGTCGTTAAGCGGGGTGGGAGTGGGCATTACCGGGTAACTTCTTGATCTACGCGGACACGGCCTTTCACCAGGCGCGTGACCTTTCCGTCGCCGGCCACGATCTCAAGATCGTACACGGCAGACCGAAACGTCCATGCCGTTGTCGTGGCGGCCGGTATTTCCAGCGTGACGGCGCCCGTCGATCCGGCGATTGTTATGTCGCCCAGAGTCGTGCTGTTATAAAGCGTTACCGTGGCGCCGATTGATTCTCGAAACTGGCAGCGCCCGGCATATCCGGTTAGGTTCACTGCCACGCCGTCGCTGTCTTTGAAATAGAAGATTTGCTTGAAAGTTGATCCCTGCGGAATGGCAAGATTAAACTTGTCGCCCTGGTTGACGGTCGTTGTCATGCCTGTTTCTCCACCATCGCCCTTACCTTCGGATTGATTGCCATGTCGGACTTCATCTTAATCTGCAGAAGGTTGAAGAACGCCGCAAAATGGCGCGCGCCGCGTTGCCAATTTGGCGTATGCTCGCTGTCACGCGAGAAAGCGCGATAGCAGCACCACTCGATCAAGGCGGGGCCATATATGTCATCCACTGGGACGGTCTCGGTGGATGCGGTCATGGCAGACGGAAGAACAGATTTCACGACCTCGACATGAACCTGGGTGGTGCCATGGACCGGTGGAGTAACCCAGAATTCATCGGGTCGCGCTTCATCGAACATATATTCTTTGACGACGACGGCAGAGGCTTCGGTGTGCCAATCAGGAGCAAAAGAGTCCAGCACACCCATGTCGCCAAGCCTGATGGCCCTTCCCGGAGTGGTCCCGTTCGCACCCATGTTGCGAACGACGCGAATCAGACGAAGATCGACGTCGGCGGAAAGCACCTGCTTTGTGCCCGGCACAAGCTGCATGGAAGCGGTTGTGCTGGAAGCATCCGGGCGCACCAATACCAGCGCGCGAATGGCGTCATTCAGCCATTCGATCATCTGCGGTGCCGTCCATGTGACGTTGCTGGCGTCTTGTAGTATCTCGCTGACGCGGTTGAGTACCGCGGAGCCAAGCATTAGAAGAAACTCCCGGCCACACGTCGCACTGCACGACCATAACCTTTCTGCGCCTTGTAGCGGGCAGCGTCGATCTTCTCTTGGAACATGCCTTGATAGGCAGCCGCCATTTTTGTGTTCTCCCATGGCTTTCCGGACATCATCATCAGCTTCGCCTTAGCTCCCATGGCAATGGCGTCCATGTGATGCTCGTAGATGCGCGTCTCAATGGATGTGGAGGCGCGCGACGGACGCAGGCAAACACGCTGGCGTATAGCATCAACAATGCCGGCCGTCGGCATCGGAACAATGGTTAGGTTCTCTTCATCGTCCTGAACCATGTATTGCGGCGAACCGGTCTCAGTCGTCCAGTTCGCATAATCTTCAGCCAGTTGGTCAGCGGTACGCGGGACGAGTTGACGATCGTCGTACCACGCCTGCAAAACACGGCTCACCAGAGCCCCAGAAGGAGGCTCGAACGGGTAAATACCCTCATTGGCGATGGACGATAGCGGGTCGTGCGTGTAGATCCACGCCCAACCCTTCTCGCAGAACTCAATCGCCGCCTCGCGCACGGCGTCCTCGGCTACCGACAGCGGGCAGCCGGGGACTTCCGGGGATACTTTCGGCAAGAAGCTGGTGTAAGCCGTCGTGGACATCCTTACGCGGCCTCAGAAGTGTCCAGTTCGCGCAGCGCAGCACGCAGGCTGATCTCGCCGGTCTTGTGGTGAGGCGCCTTGCCGGTGCGGGACTCGATCTCGGCGGCGAGCGCACCACGGTCCATGGCGTCGTAGGTGTCGTTATCGGCCATAGATTCATCAGATGCTGGCACGTCCTGCTCGGGAGGCGAAGGAATCACGCCAGTCTTGACTGCCTTTTCCGCCACGGCATCATGCGGCTCGTAGGCGTCAATGGACATGAATCGCTTGATGTGTTCCTTGTCGGTCACGTCGCAGACGTGGTCGCCATTCTTGTCCGGGGCGAAGTGATAGAGCTTATCGCCAATATCAATCTTGCTGCCGCCCTGGCGCTTGATGTTGAGTTTGATGAGCATGGGAACCTCCGTTGTGGTTTAAAAAAACAGGGGCCAAAGCGGCCCCTGTTCGTCTGCTTGGCTACTTTACGGGTTACTTGCCGTAGCTGGCCGCGCGATACAGGAGCGTGAGCCCCACCTTGCCGGAGGTGGTCGTGGTCGCAGCCGTCGAGATATGAACACCAACGCGGCGCGCCGTCTCCGAGTTAGTCACACGCGACATGGCGGCAACGGTCGGACGAGCGATACCGCCAGCCTGGCCGATGGTCGAGCCGGTCAGCCAGCCAGCGCCGCCGTCAGCGGTCGCCGTGGACAGGCCGTTATCGGTGGCGTTGATGATGCCAACACCCATCACCACGTCGGCGCCGGCCGATACGTCATCCGAATCCAGGATGAAGTCCACCGGCAGATGATTCGCTGGCAGGTCGCCCATGTAGATCACGTCGTTGAGGCCCAGCACAGCCGCAATGGAATACTCCATGCGAATCGCCAGTACATCACTGTCATCAGCCGAAGGCATCGGATAGACGCCCAAGGCATGCTTGGTTTTGAGAAGTGCCATGATTGAATCTCCTTAAAAAGTAGAGGAACCAGGCACTCATGCGCCCGGTACAGTGTTGGTTTGAGGGATTAGCCCGGATCAGCCGCCGCTGAATCGACCGCGATCACCCCGAAATCAAGGGAGTTGAACGAGGTTTTCTTCATGCCGCAGATGGTCGAGGTCGTGATAACGGCTTGGTTGCCGTTGTCACGAGATTCCTCGTTCCAGTCGAAGCGCAGACCGGTGCCAGGGGAACCGAAAGCGCATACAGCCGCTTGGGTGCCCATGAACAACGAGCGGGAAGCCGCCACATTGCTACCGGCGCCGTAGTCCGAGAAGCGGATCACGGCCTTGTGGCTCTGCAGCACGACGTTGTTAATCATGCCGAGACCGCCCTTGCATATCGGACTGCTGCGGCCTTCCGCCGTGGCCAACGCCTTCTGGATGTCGAACCACGAGCCGGCGGCCGTGGCCGATGCGCGCAGGTTGTACTCATCCCACGGCGACATCAGCAGGACGAAATGGTCCTCGCCGTCAATCTTGATGGGCTGAATCTGCGGAACGCCGGTGGTGCCGCCGCCGAGCATGGTGGCTTTCGCTACCAGGCGGTCAACGGTGCCAACGACCATCTTGTCGGTCGAGACAAGGCTGGCCTTGGACGTGGCCGCACCCGAGTACAGGATGTGACTTGCATCCGGAGCCGTCAGGCTGTTGTTGGCGAACCCTGTGTAGTCCGTCGGATAGATGTAGTCCGCGTTGATGCCGCGGGCACCCGACAGGTACATGAAGAACAGTTCGTCGAACACGCGAGCCCACCACTCCGACTGACGCTTGCGCGCGACTTTGCGAAGGTCATGCAGGGTACGCTTGCGGGTCATCTTGCCGCCGGTGTTCACACCGCCACGCATCTGGTCGATGTAGACGTTGTCGGTGAAGAACTTGAGCATGATGTTCAGTGAAGGCAGCTAACCTCCACCCGTCCCAGCCACCGCGCCGAGACTGCTGCCAGTTACCTGACAGAGCAGACTATATCTTCACCCTCTTCTTGAGAGGGGCTCCGCTTTTCCGGCCCGCTCGGGCCGTACTCCCTTTCGGGATAGTCGTTGAACCTTCAGAGCGTTTATGAGGACAGATGCCATGGTTCCTGAACCGGCCGTGATTACAATTCGCACAGAGCACTTGAAATCCAGCAGGAAAACCATTTCTGATTATCCAGCAATAAGTCTTGTACCCTGTCGCGCTTCGGTAATCTTCTCCGGTCTTTGACATCTCTCTGCGGTGATCTGACCCATTGTCACCAACATGGTCGATCGTTAGAAACATTGGTTCTGTCTCTCCGCAACACGCGCATTTGTAGCCACCGTAGGCGGCAAACACGCTGTCCTTCAAGGCAATGTACCGTGCTGCGAAATGAATCTTCTTGCGTTCCTTGTGGCGCTGGTAGTACGCCGCTTGGCGGTCCAGCTCACAATCTTTGCATCTCGACGCTAAAAGTCCCGGCCTCTTTCCTCCGATGTTCTGGTAGAACTGGCTTTCCGGTTTTTTCACTCCGCACTTCAAACATTGCCTCATAAAAGCTCCGCTTGGCTGCTGATTGTCCGTAGATTATACAATAATTCTACGGATGTTCCAGCAATTAACGGAGTAACAACTGGCGATTACTCGCCAGCGGGACCTCAATGAAACTTGGGTTGATCCTCTTCCTTGCCTTCCAGGGTGTTGTCACCTTCGACCGGTTGCATCTTGAGCTGCATGGACAGGTCAAACGTGATGTTTTCACCGGCATCGCTTTCGAGATGCGGCAACATCTGGATCGGCATGGAGGCATCTTCGCCGACCCCCATGAACTTCTTGTTGAAATACGACGTGCGGCCAACGTCCACAGCGAGATATCCGCTGTAGCGTTTGACGGCCTTGGCGTCGTTCAGGCCAACGATAGTACGAGCCATGAGCGTGCTCCTTGGTTTGAGCGGCACTCATGCGCCACGATTGGTCCGATGCCCGGACCGAGGCTTCCGCGGAATCCCGCGAATTCTTTACCCGGCGACAGCCGCCGCCTGTGTCAGCCCATTGGCAGCAAAATTGCCAGTTGGCTTGGATTTTTCAATGCTCACCGATTTTTCTGCCTCGAACTCAAGGCGCGCGCGCTGACCGCTCTTCTCGCGAAGGGTGACATTCACGCGGCCCTTGTCGATGGAAACCGACTCACCGATGCGCAGGTCAATAAACAGAGACATTAAGGGCTATCCGTTGGCCCGGAGGTAGCGCGACTCCTGGTCTGGGGTCAGCTTGGCGAGCGCATTCTCAAGCTCCACGCCTTGCAGTTTGTCGATGTGTGCAAACTCGTCAATGCCGGTGTCCTGAATGCCTGCGGCTGGCAATCCGGCGAGCGTCTTTGGGACAACGGACAGGTCTGGCTTGCGATTTACAGCAGCCTTAGCGGCGTCTGCCGCCGATTCAATCGGAGCCGTTGGCTTGATTCCCATGCTTTCCTGAACGGCCTTGTGTGCCTCGGCCAACACCCTCTTGCCACTCCAGTTCGCATTCTCTTCGCGGCTGGCGACGTCGATCACGGCCGTATTAAGGGCGGAGCGCAGTATCTTGTTTTCGACATATTGCTTGTTGGCGTCCATGAAATCTTCCTGTTCCATCTTCCATCGCTGTGCCTTGCTCTGTTCGTCCAGGGTGGCCGTCAGGCTTGCCGCGAACTGGTGTTCGCGCAGAGAATTCGATTTTTCATCAACAGCCGCCTGCCCTTCCAGCAGTTCCTCGACTGAAATCTCGCCTTCCTTGAATTTTGTGGTAAACGCAGCGCGTTCGGCTTTCAAGGACTCCATGCTGGCCTTGAAATTTTCTGGTCCTTCGATGTGAAAGGACGGGGTAAACTCGCGTTCTTCTGGCTTAACGTCTCCTGCCGCTACCGGTGTCTCGACTTTGTCGGCCTGTGCGGCCGGCACGTTTGCGCCAAAATTAGGATCTTCGCCGTCACCCGTGGCTCCGTCATCACCGCTGTCCGGTACAGCCTCGCCCTCGTCATCGCCAGAGATGGCGGCGCGCTCTTCTTCGCTCAGACCGGCCAGATCGGCATCGCTGAATTTGTTGTTGCTCATCGTGGTTTCCTCGTTGTGGTTACGGGGCGCCGGGTGGCGCCTCCATGTGAGACATACCGTCCATAGGTCCGCCAGAAGGCGGCATCATGGGCTGCGGCAATTCAGGCGGCATAGCTGGCGGCGCCTGCTCTACAGCCTGTTTCGCAGACTGAGCAATCATAATCTCGATCAGCGGAGCCAGCTGAGGGAACTGGGCCAGCATGGCTGCGGTCTCGGCTGCCTTGCCGTGCGAATCGACCTGCAGGTTCGTGGCAGTGGCACTATCCTTCTCGGCCTTGGCAAGCAAACCAGCCACCTCGGCATAAAACCGGCTCTTCTCGGCTTTGGATTTTTCAGCGTCGGCTATGGCTTTATCGTTCATGGCCTGCTGCTCTTCCGGCGTGAGCTTGGCGTCCGGATCGCGCTGGCCGTTGATCTTGCGGATACGGCTGACCATTTCTTCCTTGTTCGGTGCGTCTGACAGGTCCACGACCATGTCGAGCATTTGAATGGCAATCTCGGGTGGCAGCTTGCCTACCATTTCGCTCATGGTCTCGAACATGGCGATGCGCAAGGTCTGGCGGAAATCCTCTTCCCCGATCAGGAAGTCGGCTTGTCGCGCCGTGATGTCGTTGAGTATCTCTCCGTTTTCGCCCTGCTGGTTCACCTTCACCCATTCGAGCTTGCCGCGGTTGCCGACAATACGCAGAACCTTCTCTTCGGAAACATATTGCTCTGCCAGGGAAAGCTGAATCTCCCCCTGCAGTTGCATGGCGAAACGCAGATTGTCGAAGATCTCAGCGGTCAAGATACTGCCTTGATCCTGCCTTGCCATAATCGCCTTGCCGGACGTGGCGTTGGTCTCGCGCCCCATGTTCTCATCCGAGACGCCGCCCACGTCCTGAATCATCTTGGCGTCTTTGTCCATGAGCATTAGATGCTCTTCGGCCAGGACAGAGTCGCGCTTGATTTCTAACTGATAACCCTTGTTGCGAATTATCACGCCATCCGGGCGGGCGGCCTCTGCCCTCGTCTCATCCCAGTCGTCTGAGGCGCCAACCTCGGCCTCGATCTGGTTGGTGGACAAGATGAACAGAGCCTTGGAGGCGCGCTTGTTCAGATCCTCCTGTGGGTCACGGATGTTGCGAATCGATCCATACGGGGCATTATCTCGTGACCGGCGATAGCACCACAGCGGAGTAAACGGGAATCGGTTGTGCTTGTACGGACTTTCGGCGTCAACCAGCATGTGACCTTCGGTAAGAATAGCGCACCGCACCTTGAGGCGGACCGTGTCAACAACGGAAATGGCCTGGTCACGGTAGGCGGCAACCATGGCCTGATTGGCTGGGTCGAACTTGGCACCGTCGAAGCCCTTGCCGCGGCACAGCTTTTCGCATACTGGAACGCGATACCAACACTCAATCAGCTTTACACGCTCGCGACGATTGAAGAACAGCGCGTCCGACACGAAACTGCGCCGGCCAATCACTTCGCCCTTGGCGTCGCGCGCCTGGAAGTGCTGCCCGAGATACCAGAACTCGTCATCCATTTCCGTGTTGAAAAGGTCTTGCCCCATGGCCGCCTGCCGCAACACTTCGGCGCGGTCAGGGAAATAGGCCTGTGCAATGTCGAGGTCCACCCATCGCATGCGGAATATGAAGCGCGCGTCCTCCATGTCTCGATCAACGCTGGACGAGTCATAGATGATGTTTCGCCATGACTCGGCACGGCTATAAAGCAATTCTTTTTCTGGATCGGCGCGAATGCCGTCCTCCAGCCAACCGACGCCGGCCTTGATTTGATCGGAGAAGGCGCGCGACCGGTGGAATGGCGTCTTATTCACGTCAGACAGATACTTGAGCAGCTTGGTCTTGGTCTCAGCGCCGTCTACATCGTCCTCTTCACGCGGCAACACCTTGAAATCAATGCGCGTGCGCTTCTCGGTGCCGATCACCCAATCTATCGTTGGCTTGATCTTGTTGTAGACGTAAGCCGCCTGCCCGCGGGATTCCAGTTCGGTAATATCTTCTTCCGACCACTGCAAGCCGTCGTAGAAGTCCTCATCGAGGGCCATCTGGTAGCGGTTGGCGGCCTGGCGCTCGCGCTCCTGCTGATACCATTCTTGCAGTTTACGGAATGTCGCTTCTGCGGACGGAGAATCCATCGGATGATCCGGCGCCTCGGCCTCCATGTCGGAACCGTAACGCGAATCCGGGTCATGGACCGCGATCGCCTTGACGTTCTCGAACTCAGACATTGATGTGTGCCCATGATTTTCCGAGCTTTATTTGGCTTACGTTCGTCTGGTCTACACCATACATATCAGCAATTTTCTGCTGTGATATGCGGCCTCCTGAAAGCGCGGCTTTTATCGCCACAACCTGAACGTCATTCAATTTCGACATCCTGTTCTTTTCGCCCTTGATTCCGACCTTCCTGCCCTTACTGGACATGTCTCCCATATTGTCTAGGTGCGTTCCGACAAACAGATGTTCAGGGTTTACGCAGAACGGTGTATCGCAACGATGTAAAACTGACATTCCGCATGGAATCTTACCGACGTATAGTTCAAACGAAACTCTATGCGCCAGGCTGGTAACGCCACGGCTAACCCAGAAGTTTCCATATCCGCTACTACTCTTGGCGCCAGCCCATATCCAGCAACCGCTCTCGTTCTCCATCCACTTGGAGTCAAAACGGTCCTTTAATGGCGCTATATTCATGACGCCATGTTCTCCAGCTGGTCTCGGGTCAATTCAAAGTCGATGGTCTTACCGTTTGGCAGGATCAGCTTCCCCTCACCCACGGATTGCGGCGCGTCCTGCTGTTCAGGCTTCATGCGCACCAATTCCTCCAGGTTGTCGTGAATGGCGGTCACGATGCGATGAATCTGCTGCTTGGTCGGGAAAATACACATCACTTCGCAGGCCTTGAATGCCTGCTCGACGCAGTACGGGCTCGGGTTTCCATTGTGGTCGTACTTGAACGCCACCGACAGACAGACCACGAAGGCGCCGGACCGCGCCGACGGCCGCGCCGGCCACATCACCAGAGCGGGCTCGTCTTGGACATACTGATAACCGACAATGATGTCACCATGTCGACGCACGCCGCGCGCTTTCGGCCCGCCGAGCATGCACCCACCGAGAATGTTGGACATTAAGGCCTCCAAAATGAAAAACCAGCCGCAGGGGCTGGTTGCTGACTTCGACATAACCGAAGTCGTTACTGTTTGTGCGCTTGGCACATCAGCTAGTGTGGATGTTCCACGTTAAACCTCATGCAGCGCCGAGGTGACGCCAGAACCGCGATACCAGCTTGGCGCGCGCCTTGGCGCGGACTGACATGATTCGGTTCATCTGGTCGCCTTCTCCGATCGTGCGCGCCACAACGAATTTTCGCTTCATGCTGAACATGGTCTGCACATACAGATTCCCTCTGTCTCTCACTTCTTCCCGGTAGCCAGCGATCTTTGGTTCGGGCTGTTTGAGCAGGTTATCGGGACACTTCTTGCGCAGCGCCAGGACCATCTTGCTCATGCTTACCTCTGTTTGGTAGCGGGTGTTGGAATCGCACCAACGACCTCCTAATTATGAGTCAGGCGTTCTACTGCTGAACTAACCCGCAATGATCTTTACGCCGTCCGATGGCTCAGACTGCGCTCAGGACGCTTAAATGACTTTCCCTTGGGAACCCATCCCTGAGCGAACTGGCGAAAGGCGTCTGCGCCGTTGCTCGCCCAGTTGTGCAGCGGGTGATTGCGGTACACGGCAAGACGTTCGTCCCATTCTTTCTGGTAGCTATCGAGGCAAGCAATCCCGCGCTCGCACTTCTCTTCGTCGATATAGACCGTTGGCAGAACCTTTCGGACCTGCTCAATACCCTCGCCGATGTTGTCCACCCGAGGAACAACGATGATCTTCTCGGCCGGTATCCCGAGCTCAATCAGGCGGTCTACCCGGCTCTCGTTGCGTTCCAGACTCTTGTTCTCTGCATCGTGTGGCAGGTAGTGGTAGCCCCAGAGATGTTTAGGCTGTTCCTGTAGGTATCCGTAGTAGTGCGCCAGATCCTCGCCACTGTTCTCGTAACAGTTGAAAAACCGGTG